TTTAAGAAGAGGGTCGCCGGCGCGGCCCGTGTGCCGGTGGGTGACGAGGAAGGCGCCCGGACCAAAGTCCCCCTACTTGGGGGGCTTCCCGGGGCCCCCCCGAAGGGGGACGGTTGGAGCGGTTCTTCCTTCCTTGAGCGGGTAAGCCTCGCGGCAGCCGCTGCGGCCGGCATCAAGAAAGCTGACGCCTCGTCCCTCACTATGCAAGGACTGGCCGCCCGAGGTGATGCACCAGCCATGAAAAGGCAATCTGCCCACCACCGCTCGAAATGGATATTAGAATCCGGATCGAGGGTGGATGCGCAGTTGTCCTTCGTCGGCCGTGCACTCCCCCCCGCCCCTCGCGAGGCGGTTAGGGCTGCCCTCTCCCAGCACCGTGAAGACTATACGTCGTCTTTCGAGGTCCCGGATGACGCCCTCACGGCGTGTCGGAGTTTCGTCAGACGGTGGGCCAAGACCCATCTGGTCAGATCGAAGGGCCTCATTGAGGCTCCTTCCTGGCCAAGCGGGTCCTCCTGCCTCGAACGCACCTCTAAGCGCGGTGGCTGCCTTAGCCACGTGCTTTCGTGTGCCGAGAAGGAAGAGCCCCCCGTCCGGTATCTCTCCGACCCAGTGGCAGTTTCCGTTGCGCAGGACATCTCTTTCCTAACGCCGGCTCTACGTGAGCTAGCGAAGGGAGAGGTGCCCTTGCATCGGGTGACTTGCCTTTCCGAGAGGGGTCTAAAGACTAGGGTTGTTACCGTCGGACCAGCTTGGTGTCAAGTTCTCGGCCACTCAGTCCGCAAGCGGCTGTTGCGCGGGCTGAGGGCCACAAAGGGCGCCTACCAACCTTTGGTGGGGGCAACGGATGACGAAATCTGTTCGCTCTTCGATGGGTCAATTGGTGAGACTTTAGTCTCCACTGACTTAACGAGAGCGACAGACCTCATTCCGCTGCCCCTTGCCAGGGCCGTCGTAGACGGTCTTGCAGACTCCGGTCGCCTCTCTGCCCTCGAGTTGGATGTCTTGAGGGCCCTTACGGGCCCTCAGAGACTCCTCTACGGGAGTGAGGTGGTGACTAGCTCGAGGGGCATCCTTATGGGCCTTCCGACTTCTTGGGCAGTTCTTAGCCTGATCCACCTTTATTGGATGGACCACGCTAAGCACGCCGCCCTGTCTAGTTGGAGGGGTGGCAAGACGCCGCGCATTCGGTTCTCCATCTGCGGGGACGACGCCCTCCTCTCTACCACGAGAGTTGGGGCCGACTCCTACAAATGGATCGTCGGAGTGTGCGGCGGCGAACCTTCCAAAGGGAAGCACTTCGAGTGTGAGTCTGCTGACGGTCTGCGGCGGGCGGTCTTTCTGGAGAAGCTCTTAGAGTGGGAGCGGGTTGGTG